ATGGGATACCAGGACGACAGCAAGCGCCCACTTTACACCGCCGCCGCACCTTCAAATGCACCTGGCGCAGTAAACGGTACTTCAATCGTAGGTAACGTATTAGGCACAAACCTATTCGTAGACCCACACATTGGAGCAGGCGCAGACGAAGGTATGATTTTAGTCGCACCTGAAGCTGCTACCTGGTACGAAAGCCCAGTACGCCAAGTTCGCGTAGATGTAATTGGTTCAGGCGAAATCGAAGTTTCCGTTTACGGTTACGGCGCTATCGCTGTTAAGAAGCCTTTGGGCGTTCGCGTTTACCAGCAGAGCTAAAACACCCAAATAATCGTAGGGGCGGTGCTGCCCTGTGCCGCCCCTACACCCCAATTCTGAAAGGTTAAACCTATGGCAATTATTAGCATTAGTGAGTTAAAGGCTGTACTTGGCATTGGTTCAATCTATTCAGACGCAGTAGTTCAGCAAGTAGCAGACGCCGCTAGTGACATTATTTTAAGTTACCTAGAATTTAACCGCTCTAATATTGTGAGCGTCGAGCTGGAAGACAACGTAGCAACCTTTTATACAGCCGAACCACATGACTTTGTAGTAGGTTCGGCGCTTACTATTTCTGCCTGTGGAGCAACTTTTAATGGTTCTCGCACGGTTACCGAACATAGGGCAAACGATTTTAAAGTAGCAATTACAGCTGCCGACGTTATCGCTACACCGCTACGACCATACGGTAAAGCCGCATTAACTTCACAAGCTACTTTGTACGATAATAATGCTAGCGTTCGTGAAAGTTGCCTTGCCCTAGCCGTAGACATTTGGGAAACCCAGAAGGGCACTATGGGACAGCAAGGGGTAGATTTTGCACCTGCTCCATACCGCCTGGGGCGCTCCATGCTACAGCGCGTAATGGGTCTACTAGGTAAAGACGTAGACACTAATAGTTTGGTCGGATAATGGCAGACCTAGTTAGCCTGCGCAACGCTCTAGCAAGCGCTCTAAGCGCCGCAGGGCGTGTAGTTTATGCTTTCCCTAGAGAACAAATAACCCCGCCTGCATTAGTGCTAGTACCCGCTAGCCCGTACTTATCGCCTGCCAGTATTGGCGGAGCGGGCAACCGCATTAACGTACGCTTTGAACTTACCGCCATTGTGGGCGCAGCTGATAACCAAGCCGCTTTAGCCAACATAGAAGCGCTAATGCTTGACACATTCGACGAACTACCTGCAGGGACTTCTATTATTAACGGCTGGTCACAGCCCCAAATACAAGAAGTGTCTGGGCAACAAATGCTTACTAGCTCGCTTACCATTGAGTTAGTAACAACTACATAACAACGAAAAGGAAGGGTTAGCCTAATGGCAACTTACATTACAGGCAGGGACTTAACCCTGACTATCGACGGCGACAACTACGACGCACAAGCTAGCACGGTTACGCTAACAGTTGAAGCAAACCAAGCGGTTTTAGAAGTGCTTAGTGGACGCGCTTACAAAACTATCGACTACACAGCTACCCTAAGCGTAGAAATGTATGCAGACTGGGGCGCAGCAGGTTCGCTTTGTGACGCTCTCTTTGACGCAACAGGCGCAGCTGGAGATACCGCTATTGCTGCAAGTTTCGATTGTAACGGCTCAACTTTTACTTGCAACGTCTTTCCTAACTTCCCAGCTATTGGCGGCGGAGCAACAGACGTACTAACGACAACAGTCGAATTTGTAGTAGAAGACGGCAGCGTTTCACGCGCTTAACTAAGAGAACAGGGCACTAAATGAAATACGAAATTACTACCAAACAGGGCACTAATTACATAGTGAGCGACGAAGACATAGAAATATGGATAGAACTAGAAGAATTTTTAGGACTTACCTATAACGAAGCCGTTTTAAAAATGAATAAAGGCAGCATGAAAGTAATTAACGAAATGCTTTTTATTGCTAGCAGGTTAGGTGGACACACCGAACTAAAGACAAGTAAGGCATGGCGAACCCATGAATACGAAACGGTAGAGGTGCTAGAGGAAGACCCAAAAGTAACACCCGAAGCACCTTAGTAAAAATTTCCGTAACTACGGGAATACCTTTAATGGATTTACTAAAGTGGCGTCGCTCTGACATTGAAACGGCGTTAGAACTCATAGCGGAAAGGAATAGCAGGTAATGGCTGAAAAGCAAACTATCCGAATAAAAATGGATATAAACGACGAAGTACGAAAGCTGCTAAAAGACCTTAACGAAATGGACGCCGAAAGCAAGACCGTACTTAAAGAAAAAGTTAAAGGTATTGCTAGCTGGGTAGCCGAAGACATTAAAACCGCAGCTAGTTATGCGCCTATGTATCGCCAGGCTATGAAGATAGCGCAAACTACCAGGGCTAATAAAGACCGCGTACCAAATATTACTATTGGCGGTTCGCGGGTTAAATTTTCAGGCGGAGCAGTTTCAGGCGAGCTACTTATAGGTTCGGAATTTGGAGCAGACCCAACTAGCGCTAACGGTGCATTTCCTAACGGTGGGCGTCGCTTTCCTTACCGAAGCCCTAAACGCGGGCAAGGTAACGAAGGCTACTGGATTTACCCAGAATTGCGCCGCTTACAGCCTAAAATAACTAGAGAGTGGCACGAAGCCTGCGACGAAGTTTTAAGCAACTGGACTAAAGGGGTAACGATTTAATGGCTACACAAAGAACCCTTAAACTTAACCTTTTAGCAGATGTAGATAAATTTGGTAAAGGTTTAAAACAGGCTGGGCAAGATACCCAAACATTTGGTAACAAGGTAGCAAAAGCGGGCAAAATTGCAGGCGCAGCCCTAGCAGCTGCAGGCGTAGCCGCCGCCGCCTATGCCGTAAAAATTGGCGTAGACGGTGTTAAAGCTGCTATTGAAGACGAACAAAGCCAAATTTTACTAGCAAAAGCGTTGCAAAATACTACTAACGCTACAGACGCACAAATAGCAAGCACGGAAGAATACATAACAAAACAGCAACTAGCCTTTGGCGTAGCCGATACCAAACTACGCCCAGCCCTGGCGAACCTTGCCAGAGCTACAGGCGACGTAGGAAAAGCCCAGCAATTAACTAACCTAGCTTTAGACATATCGGCGGCGACGGGTAAAGATTTAGAAAATGTGTCGCTTAGCTTAGCCAAAGCATATAATGGGAACATTGGAGCGCTTACTAAACTAGGTATTCCACTAGACGACGCTATAAAGAAGTCTGGCGATTTTAATTTAGTACAAGGTGAATTAACACGCTTATTCGGTGGAGCTGCTAAAGCCAATACCGAAACATACGCAGGGCAGTTAGCCATTGTTACCGAGCGTTTTGGAGAACTTAAAGAGAGCATAGGCGTAGGAATTTTACCTACTCTAAAGACCCTGCTAGAGCAGGTTAATTTAGTTGCTAAGGGTTTTTCAGGCGAAGACCCAGACGGACTAAGTGCCAGGGCGAGAGAGTTAAGCGGCAATTTGGGCGGCGGCGGTGCTTACAGCTTAGGCGGTTCACTTAATGCCGTAGCAGATGCTTTTGGTTATATGTTTAGCGAACTTTCCAGCCCCGACGCTGTAGACGGTATTAGCACTTTAGAGCGTATTGCCCGCTCATTAGAAACTTTTGCTAACGCTATTACAAACGTAACTAACGCTTTCAAAACTTATAAGCGTTTTTACGATAGCGTCCCGCAAGGCTTACGCGACTTTATGAACCCATTTAGCAGGTTAGGCGATTACCTACAATTCGCAGGTGGACGAGCTGCAGGCGGTTCGGTTATGGCTGGTCAAGCGGTGCGGGTGGGTGAATTTGGAAGTGAAATATTTGTACCTTCTGGTTCGGGCAGTATTCGACCAGACAACGGCGGCGGCGGTAACACGTTTATTTTTAACGGCGTAATAGACGGCGAAAGCGCACGCCGAAGTATCGAACGTATAATGCAACAAAGTACGCGACGAACTGGGGCGGTTAATTTGGCAGGGTCGCAGCTATGACCGTTTACCAGCCTAACCCAACCGTAGAAATAGACGGCGGCGTATTCATTCCCGCTAATACTATTTCGAGCATACGGATTAGTTCAGGCAGGCGCGACGTATTAGAGCAGCCCCAGGCTGGATTTGCTAACCTTAGTTTTTGGACAGATGCAGACAACCCGCTAGACATTGAACTAGCAGACGCTTTAGCCGTATCTATAGACAAAGGCACAAGCGGGCAAGAGACTATTTTTACAGGCACGATAAGCGACATTTCAATAAGCCTAGATGCCTACGGCGACATTGGAAGTATTGCCCGTTATAGCGTTACCGCTACAGGCTCGCTAGCTTTACTTAACCGCCGCCTTGCTGGTACTTCAGGCTATGCTAAGGAATTTGACGGTACGCGGGTCTACAACATTTTGCGCGAAGCCTTTGTAACAGAATGGGACGACCTAGACAACGTAAGCACTTGGGAAGACCAGCCGAATATAGTTACCTGGGCAAGTTACGACGGGGCGAACCTAGCCCTAGTGGACGGTCTAGCAACTGATATAGACGTACCAGGGCAATACGAGCTATACGCCTACAGCGACGGCGAAGCAAGCGCCCTAGAACTTGCACAAACAGCCGCCGATAGTGGACGCGGAGTATTGTGGGAAGCTTCAGACGGTTCTATCCATTATTCAGACTATGCGGCGCGGGCTTTAAATAGCGCCTTAGAATTAACTGGCGACGATTTATTAGCCAATGGTTTAGTGAATAACGCCCAATTAGGCAACATTGTTAATAACGTAACTATTGAGTATAAAGCCAATGCTACAGAGACCGCCAGAGACGACCAGAGCGCTATTTTATATGGTGAATTGGCTGGAACTAAGTCCACTTGGTTAGAAAACGGTAGCGACGCTTTAGAGCAGGCAGAAGCCTATTTAGAAAGCCGTGCCTACCCGCGTATTTATCCAGAAGAATTGAGCATAGCCCTACATAGCCCGACAGTATCCGACGCAACTAGGGACGCTTTAGCAGCTGTTTACAACGGGCAACGGGTGCAAACTAGTGCCTTGCCTGCGGTATTTGGTCAGGTATTTGACGGCTTTATAGAAGGCTGGACTTGGGAACTTACCCGTTATGAAGCCTTTCTAAACCTTTATTGTTCTGCTTATTCAGAAACATACCTAAGCCAAATTTGGCTACAAGTTCCACAAACCACCACCTGGAATACATACAATCCGACAACAATATGGGAGAATGCTTAAATGGCAACTACAACGAATTTCGGGTTTGAAACTCCCGACGATACAGACCTAGTAAAAGACGGCGCGCTTGCAATTCGCACCGCATTAGGTGACGTAGACGAGCGTTTTGGTAACGTCGCTACTTACCCAAACCAAATAGTTAACGTGGTTTCAGGTGTGAGCCGCCCGTTACCTTTTGCTATGTTGGTAGGTTCGACTGGTGGCATAGTGGGAAGCGCTACGGTTACATTTTCAGTTGCAACTAGATTTACGCAAGCTCCTGTGGTTTTGCCCGTAGTAAGTAACGCGAACACAACGCGCACCAGTTGCGGAACTACGGCAGTAAGTACTACAAGTTTTAACGTAACCGTTTTTGCGGGTACTAGTGTTTCAACTACTACGGCAGCCGTCGGTTTTGTGGCGTTTCAAATGACTTCTGCCAATTCATTAGGATAGGAAAGATTATGACTTATATCGTGACTTGCCATACCAAAGGCTGCTCAAATGATGGCATTGGAATTGAAGTAATAAACCCAGAGCCTACGGTTATTTGTGGCGGCTGTGGAGTTGTAATTACAGACAAAGTAGAAGTTACACCAGAGCCAGCACCAAAGGGTAAGTAATGACTTTCCTAACGTGGCTAGCTCATAGCCCAATCGCGTCATTTTTTAAAGTATTTAGCGCTGGGGTTTTAGGCTGGGTACTTATGAACGCCGAAAGCCTAGGGCTACACCCTGCCGCCGCTTTAGGTTTAGCTGCAGCTCTGCCAATTCTTATTAACTGGTTAAACCCAGAATACGATAACTACGGCAGGGCTAACCTAAATGAAGCCGATTAAATCAGGCAGGGTTACCTTTCCTTACGGGGCTAAGTATCGGACTGGCGGTATTCATAAGGGCATAGACTACGGCGCTAAGACAGGCACGCCAGTTATAGCAGCTGTAAGCGGTGTAGTAGTACACGCAGGAAAGCACGTCTATAAAAAAGGCTGGGGCTACGCTTTCGGTATCCACGTCATAATAGATAACGCACGCTTCCCAGACGGCAGCGCTGGACTATGGGCGGGCTATTGCCATCTACACGCAGTAAATGTCAAAGTAGGCGAGAAGGTAACTAAGGGCGATTTACTAGGCATTTCAGGCAACACAGGCAGAAGCACGGCGCCGCACTTACATTTTCAAATCTTAGCTAGCCGTACTTGGAAGCCCACAAAGCACCGCAACCCGCAGAAATGGATAGATGCGTGACCCAATACATAAGCAAGAAGTCAGACGCTACCAGTACCCCAGCGAACCAAAGTCTCAGTAAAGACAAATGGGTAACGATTGAAGCGGGCGGAATTACTAAGCTAGTACCTACCGAAACTTCTAAAGTGGGCGCGTTATGGGCGTGTTATCTAAATGTCAAAAGCGCAAGCATAAGCGGGGCTACGCAGCTTACGCTTCGGTGGGTTCGTGACCCTAGCGGAATTAACGACGCTACAGGTTATGAAACAATTAACTTAAACAAAAACGGTACTACCTTTATTTCTAATGTCTGGTTATTTCAAGCCAAAAAGGGGCAGCCTGTAACGCTACAGGTTAAGGCTAACGGAAGGGCAACAGTAACCACGCGCGAATTGAAACTAAGCATTTCATAATGGACACTTTGCTAACAGTTGCTCAAATTGCGGCAGCTTTAACTACTATTTTTGGAGCGTTTGGTTTGTTTGTTAAGTGGGCATTAGTTAAGCCGATTAAGTTATACATAGACCAGGCAACCGCCCAAATAGCCCCAAATGCTAACGGGGGACGCTCGCTCAATGACTTAGTAGACAAAGTAGACGACCTTAAAACAATGCTAAACGCCCACATAAAAGACCACGACACGCCGAAATAATTTAACCTACTTGCCACACTTGCAACGGTATGCAACACTAAAGCAACAGGGAAAGGGACTTATGGAAAAGTACCTAACAGCAAAACAGGTAGCCGATAAGCTGCAAGTCAATCGGACGACCTTATGGCGCTGGGAAAAAAACGGGACACTTAAGCCGCTTAAAATTGGCGGAGTGAAACGTTATAGTCAAGACCAGATAGACAAAAAATAACTAACAAAGGAAACAGGGCAATGTTTTTTAACGGATTTACTTTACTTATTTTGTTTGTGGGCTTCTTTTTAGGCTTTGTATTTGGCGTAAGAGTACAAGAAGCACACCAAATTAACCGTGCTAATGAATGGTTAGACGGCGAAAGCATAGAAGACCAGATGAAGCGGGACGGCTGGAAACTATGAGCTACGACATTAGCGACTATGTAGACGTAAAGACCCGCATAGAATTACTTATGAAAAAGTACCCAGATGCTTCTATTCAGTTTGAATTCTGCGGACTTATGGAAGGTAACCCCGACTTTATTTGGGGTATTGCAAAGGTGTATAGAACGCCAGAAGACCCGCGACCTTCTACGGGTACTTGTAGCGAACTAGCGCAAGGCAAGACAGCCTTTACACGTGGCAGCGAATTAGCCAACTTAGAAACTTCTGCAATAGGTCGCGCGATTGG